TAAATGGAAACAAAAAAATATCGCTCAAGAATAAAAACTTGAGCGATATTTTTTTGACGTGTATATACTAGCATCGCGGATACGCTTACTTGTCTGATATAATTTTGTTAGAAATTTTTGTGATGTGTGACATTTGGGATGTAGCCTTCTAATGTGCTGTGTATCAGCGCTCACAAATTTCACAGAATTTTGTTACAAGTTTGTGATGGCCATCACAAGTTTGTGACAAAAAAACTGTCACAAATCGAAATTAGTTTGTGACAGTTTGTGACATTGTTTGTGACAAGTTTGGAACAGACGATAACCCCTTGATTTACTTTATATTATATTCTTTAAGCAATATCTTATCACAATATCACAAACTTTTGTGACAAAATAAAGAAGAGGGTGTCGGGAGAGCAAATTCAACTATTTTCCACAAAAAAGGCGGCCGACAGGACTAAAATGCCTGGCAGCCGCCAACCCTAAAGATATATAAAGCGAAAATGAATTTAGAATGGTCTGTTGTCTTCTGGATCGAATATTAAAGGCTGTTCGACAGCCTCAGGTGTCTCATAGTCTGGCTCTTCAGGCAGCGAGCGCACATATATCATATCCTTTGTCTTGCGCTCATACTGCGATACCTGCACAGCGCGTTGTATGCGTCCGCCATTGTTTTGCAGCTCTGGTGGGTTAAGGCAGTCGACCCAGGGGCATAGCTTGCAGAATGACTTTAGCTTAGTGGTGAATGACTGCATGGTGATGCGGTTAACATTAGCATACCTTTGATACTCGGCGAACACCTCGTCACGGGCAAGGTAAGTGTCTAAGTGGCCACTCTCGCGAGAGAAGTAACCACAGGCCCAGTCTTCGAAGTTAGCGCCCATGGTGGCCTTCAGATGGCGCTTCATCATGTTGTTCATAGGCGGTTGTGGTTTAAGTCCTGAATCTTTTACTGAGAGATAGAAGCGGCAGCACTGCATCCAGAAATTAAGGTCGTTGTTCCACTCCTTCTCGCTGTAATCATAGGCATATAACGTTTTGCCAAAGTCGTCTCGAATCGTTCGAGTCTCGCGATACCCGTTCTCTTCATTGCGCTCGTGATACCAGTCTGAGAACACCATGTATAGTGAGCGTGCCTTTGAAGACGGGTCGAAGTCTTTCGGTACATAGTTCGTAGTGAAGGCCATTTTCGGCGACTCGTTGAATGGAATGGTAAACATTCTGTTGTTTTTAGGGTTAACGTTCATGTCGCTCGTGATATTGTCGTAGAATGGCCCAAGATTGAGATATTGGTCGCAGTCGTCGATTAATATCATATCAGTATATTGTGTCACTGGATCGAAGACATGAGGGTTATCCATTAATTTCGGGTTACGCCCTGACAGCTTCACCGTCTTCATCATAAAGGATAGAACCTTAAAGAAAAACGATTTACCGCTTCGGCCATTACACTCACCTTCTTCGCCTATCTTGTTGTCCATGGCCAGCGGTGCCCATGCTCGTACTGCATCCTTATATCGATGCAGCATGTAGCCGAATGTGAAGATCTTACTTATGAGGTTCTGCTTCTGCTCGTTAATCTGCTCTAATGTTAGCCCCTCTCCGTCGATGCAGAACGGGTGCGCCTTAATGTAAGCGTCAGCAGATTCGTAATCCTCTCCGAAGCGTTTCTCAACCTCTTCTTGCCAATAGAGACGAGAGGTGTTAATGAGATAGCAGAAGAACTTGCTATCAGTATTGAGAATATCTATTTTAAGTGGGGCATCATGCCCATCACCCTCTTTCCTTATTTTGAACATGTCAGGTAGCAGTTTAAAGCGGTGTGGTATGACATCCTCTTCCCACACATAGTTATGGAGCTCATCATCGCCTGGATCATATTCTTTCACGCCGCTATTGTCGCCAGGTGTCGGTGTGCAGACCTCTATTGTGGTATTCGGAAAGAAGAAGTACTGACTATCTGGCGTGTAATTGACGAAATTCAGGTCTATCTCCTGCAACGACTCAAGGGCCGCTGGTGATAGCTTTGTGGTGTTGAGCACCAGGTTTAAAATTTCTCTATCTTCGTAGCGGTCGACCACCCAACGGCGTATAAACTCTCGAATTTCTTTGACGTTTGTCCGCTTCACAATGTTGCCCTCGATGCGTATAAACTGTGTTGTCGCTGCGTTCTCGTCGTGTAAGGCGTAGAAGCCGTTCAATTGCAAGAAATTATAGAGGCATGCCGTATCAACCTCATACCTATACTTACCGTCTTTCACCATCGTCTTCACCCAGAACTTCGCGGGCATGGCCACTTTAAGCAGGTTGCGGAAGTGCTTCCGCTCGCTGTTAATTTCGAGCCAGTCGCGCAAATCTTTGCGTGGTTTGCCTCTATTGTCTTTGAAGGACAATAGTTTGTCTGGTAGCCATGCTGTATGAATGTCGATGAAGCGCAGTGCCAGCTCGCGGCCTTTGCGCCTACCTGTCTCGTCGATGTCGGGTATGTTATACAGTACCTCTACATATCGCATAATCTCTTTATACTCCTCGGCCGAGAGTTGGTAAGTCTCGCTGTTGAACCATAGCGGTATGTAGCCCATCGAGCGGCAGCATAGGCTGTCGCGCTCACCGCTACAGATGACGGCCTCAGGCAGCTTCTGCTCTTTGTATGGTTTGCCTTCATGCTCGATGGCCCACTCACGCTCTGCATTATCGTTGAAGTCGCGCCATAGCTTTTTTAGCTCATCGAGGCCGTTGATATAGAAGCGAGGCTTCGCCCCAGCTGGCCAATAGCTAAAGCGGAAGGCCTTATCGCAGTTGTAAGGCTCGTATATCTTGTAGAACTTAACCTCGTCACCTGTCGTCTTATCTCGACTAACGATACACTCGCGCATGAAGATAGGGTAGTGCTCAGAGGCTGTCTTGATGGTCACCTTGCGATCTTTTACATTCGATATCCATTTGACGCTGTGCCAGTGTAGGGCATCAACGTCAGCCTGAGAGACCTTTGGACCGAGCGCTCGTAGCTCAGCCTCAGTAAACGTATCGTTCAGTTCGAATTGTCGTGAGCCATCTTTCTCATCAGCGGTTGCTGTGCGCTGGCGTATTTCAGGGCGGTTAATGCTTCGGTTGAGTTCGTCACGTATGCCATATTCAGCCGCCAGCTGTAAGATAGCCTCGTTGAAGCGGGAACGGTCAAGCCCCTTCTCGCGCATATAGACATCAATGGCATTCTCACCACGACCTTCACCGCCGAAGTCAGTAACTTGCCATATTAGGCCATATTTCTTCGAATTATACTGCCTCAATGAGGCTGATGGTGTGCGCTCCTGCCGAATTGCGAAGTGTTTGTTGCGCTGCTGCACGCAGTCCTTCGCTTGCGGATATAATGACAAGATAATGTCTAACCCGCCATTCGTAGCTTGTAATATCTGTTCTACTGTTACCATTTATTTCGCTTTTTATCAGGGTGCAAAGTTATATTTTGCCGCGCGCCTCGCAAAACACGCGAGCGCGCGGCGATAATCACATATTATTTATGCTTTTCTTTATACGTCACGTAGTTATGACATGCTCTTACGATGATCTCTTTTACCTCTTCATGCATAATCATCGCACCAGCGATACTCGCACTTATACGTTTAAACATACCGTTAATAGTAATTTTGAACCCTTTATCTTCACCGTCCCATACGATAAAATATTCTCGGTTCTCCCACATAAGGCCCGCACATAAGTCATCAAACCTTTTACGAAGCTCTTCTTTATCAACAATTGGATGATTGAGCATCGAGATAGGCGTCAACTTTGGAGCGTTGACGATTTGCGCTCGCCCGTCAATGAAGGCAACTGTCTTCGTGAGCTCACCAGTCGCCTTGTATGCCATACCGCTCTCGTCCCAAAAGATGTATTCGTCTATATCGAGGGCTTCATCCTCTACCTCTTTACGCTGGCCGTTAACGGCTAAGCATGCGCCCTCATAGTAATCAACAATACCGAAATATTTAGACAGGCGGTCTTCTTCCATGAGGCCATTTGTATAGTTAACATATTGGTCAATTTTGATTCTATTCTTTTCCATTTTCGCATTTATTTTGGTTATATTCAACATATCTTTTTAGTTTTTCGCACCAGGCGCCGTTGATGCACTCTCGCTTATTGCTGAACCTCTTGCACCTTAAATTCATTCTCTGAGTATCTTTTGCAGATGGTGACTATCTCGTCCCAATAATCTTTATCGCTCATTAAGACGAATAGATGAACCTGTTTATGACCATTTGGGCCTTTGTTTATGACCCTTAGGTCGTACCAGTGTGCTTCGTTCTGCGTTTTGTAGAATAGCCAGTTAAGGGCGTATGGCGACACAGCGAATTCATAGCCATACCAATATCTTTTTATCATATCAATAGTTATTAAGCCTTAATACTCTTATGATGTCGCGGCAGTGCTTCACACCGCACTTCTTCTTAATGCTCATTAGCTGCACCTTCACTGTCTGCGAGTTCTTGCCGAGGCGTTCTGCTATGGTGTTGAAGGTATAGCCTTCTAAATAGAGAGAGGCAATCTCTCGTTCACAGGGTGAGAGGCTCACCATTGTCTTCGGCTTGCAGATTACCCGCTCATACTCGCACATGCCACGTAGAGGGCAGCGCACTTCTTCGAAGTTAAGGATGTCGTGCTCGATGTCTTGCGTTAGCAGGTCATGCTCACCGAAGTTACATCTGACGAAACGCTCTACTATCTTAAACACGTTACGCTTGTAGAGCTTCGCAAGCTCGGCATAGCACTCTGGGAACCTGGTCTTGATGATGTCATGAAGACCATTAACGATGTCGGCGTTGAACTTTGTCAACCGCTTCGACTCCTCGCCTGGTCGTTTGTAATAGACGTTACCGTTAGGCGAGGTGTAGAATTCTAATCTTTCCATTTTATTTCATTATCTTTAGCTTCCAGGCAAGCGATGCGCTCGAGAGTATTGAGGTAATAGCCCTCGCTGCCACTCAGCTTACGCCGGATAGTGTTATAATTCATGTCGTAGGTCACCATCAAGTATGTTAACAGATTAGACTTGTCTTTTTTGCTCAAGGCAGCGTAATATACTTGAAGGTCTATACTATCATTTTTTTTCTCTTTTTCCTTGCACATGTCTAAATTAGTGTCTAATTTTGACGCAAAGATATAATAAATTATTTTATACTCCTACTTATGTCGGATGATTTATCCGACTTTAGTAGGAATTAACTATTTTTAATCATTATGAAGTATCAGAACAGAATTGTCAAGACAGAGCGCGTGAAAGAGCTGCTTAACTTGTATGGTATTAGTCCCTTAACATTCAGTCGTTCACTATGGGGAGAGAAGTCACACAACAGTCTTAACTATATTGATATACGCCCAGATGTTAAAGTCTCGACCCTTGTTAAAATGGCCGAGATAATCGGCTGTTCTGTTGAAGACATCCTTATAAAGTCGGACGGTACGTCGGACAATCCGACAGTAAACGGGAACAACAACGTTGTTAACAGTAATTACGTTAACACCGACATAGCAGCCCTGAAGGCCGAATTAAATGCTTTAAAATTAGTCCTCGAAGAGAAAAATAAACGTGTCGAAGATTTAATAAAGGCTAACGACACGCTAAATGCAAGGCTCGATATGGTCTTACAATTAGGACATAATAAGGACACCTCGAGAGAGAATAAATAATTTAAACACCTACATGTTATTAGATAATGTGGCAGTTTTATGCGTCCCAATGGGGACGTGTAAAATCCTGCCTCCGCAACAATCAAGGTCGAAATCTCTTTTAAACAAAGGGTTTTCGGCCGTTTTTCGTTTATGGGCGTTGCGAATACTCGGACGGTATCTCGGACGCTCAATGTCTAATAACATTGGTTGTCATCCGACAAACAATGTAAAAAAATGTCTTTTCTTACTAAAAAAAACTTATCGCCGCGTAATATATTAGGATATACCCTTCCACGGCTACACACGGGTAAATCTTGGTATGTTGACTTTTACGCTTACGATCCGACTATTGACGGGCTTAAGCGCAAGAAACTAATGCTTGACAGATACCCTAAGAGCGAGCGCCGATACGTTGCTTCGGCGCTCATCGCAGATATCACGACAAAACTAAAGGGTGGCTGGAACCCCTTCATCAATATTGATACATCTCGCAGCTACACCAAATGGGATGTCGTTGTGCAGCGATACATCGACTATCTCGTTGTCTCTGGTAATAAAGGTATCTTGAAGCAGAAGACTGCAACCGACTACCGTAGTCGTCTTGAAATGTTCTTGAGCTACCTTGAAGAGTCGAAGGCTGGTATCAAGTACATTAACCAGTTCTCGCGTCCCTTGGTAGTCGACTACCTCGACTACATTGTATACGATAGAGAGCTCTCTGCTCGCACCCGCAATAATTATCGCACCTGGTTATCGACCTTTGCCACTTGGCTTGTCGATAGGCAGTACATATCAGACAACTTCATCGATAGCATAAAGTTGATGAAGGAGCAAGAAAAGTACCGTGACGCTTTGAGTGCTGATGATCTTCGCCGTTTGAAGGCGCACACCAGGGCTACTTGCCCACCTTTCTATCTTGCTTGCATGGTCGAATATTACACATTTATTCGCCCTGAAGAGTTACGGCACATCAAGGTTGGCGACATATCTGTTACGCGTCAGTGTATCACCATTCCCGCTGAGGTATCGAAGAACAGGAGGGAGCAGAGCGTCGCCCTTAATGACACCCTCTTGCGTGAAATGATAGACCAGGACATCTTCTCGCACCCATCGCAAGACTACCTATTCGGTAAGGATCTCACACCAGGTTCTCAGCAGATAGCTGTGAACCGCTTTAGGCAACAATGGGTAAGGGTGCGCAAAGCCCTTGGCTTTCCGCTCTCTTACCAGTTCTACTCTCTTAAGGACTCCGGTATTCGCGACCTCGCGAACGCCGAAGGCATTGTGGTCGCTCGCGACCAGGCGCGGCACTCGGACATTTCTGTTACTAACAAGTATCTGAAATGTCCGAATGTCGCGCACGATACCACTAAGCATTTCGTAGGTGAGCTATAGAAGCTCGTAGAAATACCCTACTTTCAACTTGTCAACACCATCGCCCGACACCTCACATTCTATCTTTTTACATATAAATCTCCTGTTATTGAAGATATATATGCGTGAGGGGTCGGGTACCTCGTCAGTTAAGAACCGAACGCAAAAAAGGTTGTTCTTGTCAATATCCACTTTTTTCTTGTTGGCCGTGGCCGTACCAAAAGTTATCCAATTACCCTCAGCATCGCGCTGAGCCAGATGTGGCAGGTTATCGAGCGATAGCGAAGCGCTGTCGCCAGCTCCCACCCATTGGCCAAACATACGGCAGTCTGTCAATGTAACAGGGTAGCGTGCCAGACTGTTCTCCCCACTGGGACTTGACGTGCATGGAAATGACTGCCCCAGCAAGATATTAACAACATTAACACCTTGGAACATCACCGACATCACGCTGCTATCATCCTCTTCATCTTTTTTTATATCTTCTCCCATCATAGCATCTTGCACCGACACATATGCCTCACCATCCTCGTCAACCGTCTTTTGAGGCACCCCCTTAACACAAGGTGCCGATGGTATACAGATATAATTGTTAGGCAATTTGTCAACCCCATCTTTGTCGCGTTCTCGGCGTTTACGTTGATAGAAGGCGACAGGCGCGATGCGCAGCGATACACTATTATCACTATCCATCTCGCGGATGGCTGGGTTAAAGAAGCCGCACATAACACACTTTTCGACCTTGTCGGTGTTCTCAGGGTCATCATTTACTGGCATGAGCGCATATATATAGAAAGTCTCTTTGACTTTGAAGATAGTTGTACGTCGCTCGCTTGTCTTCATGGCAGCGGCCACCTTGTCACGTTCAGCACTTGATGCGCACTGTCGTATGGTGTAGTTCTGCAACACCTCTTGGCTCATATATTCGCGCCACTCCCTGTTAGGGGAGTCGGCAAACGAATATTCCACATTTGAGGTTGCGATGTTAACCAGCCCATCTTCATCATACTCGACGGTGTATTCGTCGAGGGGCTCATAAGCCACCGCGTCATGACTTGTCAGCTCATCTGTCGATAAGATACTTACTGTTTTTTTTACCTCGTCGAAAACAAACGACGCGTTAAGAAATTTGCCTACCTCCTCGAGGAAGGTGTACACCGTCCAATGAGGTAGCGCATCGGCAATCTTCGTCGAGTAATTCGCGGATGCTATGAGTAGTCTGTTCCAAGGCTCACGATCAAAATCATTCTTCACCACCTGGTAACCCTCATTTCTTAGCACCATCTTAAGAACGTATAAGAGGTAAGGCTGTACCGCCAACGTGTGCATGACCTCTGTTTCGCGGTTGATGTTGTATCTCTTACCCGACACAGCGATGTAATTAGTTCGTCTGATGGATATCGCGTTCATGGTGCCCCCATAGGTTTCGTTATTGATGGGGTTGAACGCCGCCACGCCATGCTCACCCACGAAGTTACTTTTCGTCAGGTCGATGAATAGTAATAATGAATTTAAGGGGAAATCCGCTGGTATCGCATTACCCCCTACACACATTTTATACACGCTAACGTCCAGTCCTCTATTGATGTAGACCGTAGGGTATTTTATCTTATCTATATAGTGGCTGTTGAAGTTGCTGTTGTACTTGACGCGCGATTTACCGCCCACTATCTGCAGTTTAACCGTTGTCTCGCTCACAGAGGTCACTAACCCCTTTCCTTTAAGGAACAGTCTATTGTCAACATACAGTTGACAAACTTCGAAGCCTTCTCGTCGCTTCTTAACGTCGAAGCGGTGGATATTGCCAAATAGCACCTGGTTAGCATGAATTGACATAGGAAACACTATATTATAAGTATATGTGCCTGAGTCTTCGACATACGGGTTCGCGTATGTCACCTTTATTTTTTCGGTCGTAGATGGGTAACCCTCCCGACCGTCGATAATACATTTTATCATTGTTTTGTTATATAAGATTATTATTATGTACGTGCCTGAAGACGACGGAAATCGTCGAGGTTCTTGGCTACCCCTTGTGGCCCATCGATGTAGACACGTGCGTCGATGCCGCTGGCCAGGATCATTGATAAGCGGTCGATGACGTCGCGCGCGTCGGCCATTGTCGCGTTGAGTTCAGTGTTATCATTGTTCACCGTCACAGATGGCGCCGACACCACTGTCGCACCACCTTGCCCCAGCGAGCGCGATATGTCGTTAGCTGTCAGCGTCGACACCGTGTTGTTGCGCTGTGCTTCGTCGATGAGTTGCAGTGCTGGCAAGATGTTAGCATTGTTCACCGCATTGTGGTTGGCCACGAATTCGCCTTCATGTACCACACCAGCCGCTCTGCGGTAGCGGCGGCCTCCTGTAAAGCCACCCTCATAATAGCCCGCCTCTTGCGCCTGTTGTTGTTTTTTAATCGTAGCTATTTGTATGGCGCCCGCTGCCAGAGCGATGCCCGCTGCGATGGGTGCCAGCACCATGTTGGCGGGGTAGGGGACACCCGACATAGCCGATGCATAAGCCGCTATCGCCGACATGGCCGTTTGCGCCACTGCTTGTGCCACCTGCATGCTCGCTTGCTTGCGCGCATACTTCGTCTTAATCTTCGCTACTTCCTTCTCTTTTTTCTCCTCCAGTTTTTTTGCTTTAGCTGTGTTGTTGCCAGCGGCACTTATTAGCTTCTCATATTTCTTCTCCGTCACCGTCACCTCATAGTCAGATTGTGCTGCATAGTAAGAAGAAAGGTTTGACATGAGAGGAGATATAGCATCCATTGCTGCTTGCATCTTGGCGACAAGACCCTCGCACATGGCCGCCGTAGCCTCTCCCATGGCCGCCATAGCCTCTTCGTGTGAGATGACGCCCTCTTTCTCCATTGACTTGATGTTTATCAGCGTTGATCGGTAAATATCGAGGTCACCAGTTAGGTATGCGCCCACGTTAACGCCCTTTTCGTGCTTATCACTCACCGATGCTTGCGCCTGAGTAGATGCCGTGTTATATGCGTTATGAGCGTTACGTTTGAACACTTCGCCCTTGCTGTTATACATCTCATCATTCGCTTTCATCTCAGCGTAATGTTGTCTTATAGTACGCAGCATCTCTTGATACTCCTTCTCAGAGATAAGACCCTTCTTATGCAGCGCCTCCAGCCCCAAAAGAGCAATGCGCTCTTGCTCAGCATTATCAGCCCTTGCCCATTGCTCACGGTATCGCGACAGCAAATCTTGATATCTCTGTTCACTCTCCAGTTCATGTTCATGCTGCCGTTGTTTAATTTCTTCATCTATGTCGAGCCACTCTTGCGAGCCCTTCGTGTATAGCGACTGCTTCTTTTTTAGGTAGTCGATATCGTTGTCATACATGCGCTCATATAGCTCTATCTCGTTATGATAAAGCCCCTCATTAAGCCCTTCCTTTTCGTAGGCCATTTGTAAGTCAACGGCACGGCTGGCATACTTCATCTCCAGCTCACGCTCGTTGATGCGCTGCATGTCATCCACATATTGTTTTTCGAGCTCCGTCTTTTTACGGATGAGCTCCGCAGCTTCGTTCGACTCCTCGCCATACATAGCTATCTGAGCATCGAGCCCCTTCTGGCGTGCATCATATTGCATCTTCAGATAATCACGATAGGCGAGGTCTTCATCCTTATATCTGCGGTATATCTCAACCAGTTCAGCGCTGGTGATAGCCTTCTGCGCCTTCACTGCCTCGCGAAGATTTTTAGCCTTTAGCGCCTCTTGGCGCTTTTTCTCAGCCTCCGCCTTACGTGCAGCGATGGCAGCCTTACGTTCAGCTGCCGCCTCTTCCTTACGTTCTGCCTCCGATTTATATTCTCCGAGCCCATTATCTAATAGCCCTTTATTGCCATCACCTTTTGCCAGCGCTTCGCTGGCCTTGCGCGCTTCATGCAGGCGTTCATTCTCTGCCGCCATCTCAGCCTTATACTTCGCCAGCCACTCATCCTGTTGCTGCTGTATAGCCTGAATGTCGGCATATCTGTTACGAATATAGTTTGTAATATCATTACGACTGTAGCCCTCCTTTTCGATCGTCGTTTTCTGTTGCCAGCCGACGGAGAAGCCACGAAGGCCGCTGCCGAACTGACCGCCATCGAAGCCCATCGATAGCGCGTTTTTCACCTTCTCGCCATAGTGAGCAATATTGTTGCCCAGCGCCTGGAACTGCGCGCGCCAGTTCTGCACCATCGAGCCCCACCAGCTATTCATATATTCCTCGTTGACATCCTGCTTCTTGCGCTCCAGCTCTTCTACTTTCGACAGGTACACGCGAGCCTTCGCCTGGCTAAGTATGCTATCCGTCAAATTGTCGACCGCTTTGCGCGCCTCTACCGAGTTGATGTTCTCCATTGTGAGACTTTGCAGGTATTCAGGGTATAAGTTCTGCAGCTTCTTCAGCGCCTCGTGCCTTGCCCCATCCGATGCTGATTTGTCGCGCACCAGGCTCACCAGCGTCGACAGCTCAGATATCTCTGAACGGCAGTTTGCTGCCGCCTCGGCGTTCGCTTTATTCAGCTCGATCTGTTTTCTCGTTGCCTCGTCAACACGCTTAGAGAAGGCGATGATAGCAGTTGTCACCGCTATCATGGCCGTTAGCGCTGCGGCGTAAGGGTTCGCTTTAATTACATTGTTCCATAGTTCTTGTGCCGCCGTGGCCAATGATATCTGTCTTGTGCCCGCCATCACCGCTATATTATACGCCTTCTGTGCCGATGTGGCCAGTCCTGTATATATAGCCTTCAGCTTCTCGGTTGCGATTTTTTTTAGCGTCAAAAGGTAGTGAGCCTTCTCTGCTATGGTCGCCGCTTTAACTGCCACCGTATAAGCAACGATACCTGTCGTTGCGACCACCAGCGCCTTCCAATATTTAAGTGTGAAGCTGGTGATGGCCGTTAGCGCCTTCACCATCAAGCTGCCCGCGCTTATCGTATATTTAACCACAGGAAGCAGTCTCTCACCGAGCTCTATGGCGAGTTCTGAGAAACGTTTTTTTGCTTTGTCTACGTCCGCTTGAATAGTATTGTTTTGAACGTCGAATTCTTCGATAACAGAAGTTGCCTCGCGATACGCTTCAGTAGCTAACTGTTGGCGGTCACGGATATCATCTATCTTGTCGACCATTGTAGAGAGCACCCCCACGGCACGTGTACCATCGAGGCCCATATCGCTGAACATTTTGCCCAGCTGGTCGAAGCCACCCTTCGACTTTAGGTTCTCCATCAGCACCAGCACCGCTTGGTTGATGTCAGTTTTAACCAGGTTAGAGAACGACTTTAAGTCCATGCCCGCCATCTTAGCGAACGTCTTAGTGTCTACCGACATTTTTGTAAGGAGCTGTGAGAAGGCGGTTGCCGCCATCTCATCCTTCTGCATATTCTCGTCTAGCACGGCAGCAAAGCCCATAATCTGCGCTTGTGTAAGCCCTACTTGCTTGCCTACGCCCGCTACGCGCGCTGTAAATTCGACGAGATAGCCAGCACTCGCCGACGAGTTCTGCGCCAGTTCGTTGATGGCCGAGCCTGTTGCCAGCATTGCGCCTCGAAGTCCCAGTCGGTCATCTTCTCCGAACGCCATTGCCAGTTTGCCCACCTTATCGATTGCCCCCTTGCCGAGGTCATCGCCCAGTGCTACCCCTATTTTATCGGCAGCATCGATGAATTCCTCTATTTGGTCTTTTGATGTGATACCGAGCCTACCTGCCGACTCCGCGAGCATGTTGAGCTGCTGTCGACTTGTGCGTGTGTCCATCTTTTTGAAGTCCTCATTCATGTCGACAACCTCCTCCATGGTCTGGCCTGTATATTTGCGCACGTTGTTCATCTCTTGGTCCATCTCTGTGAAGGCGTTCACGCACTGTCGTATGGTGTACGACAGACCTGTTATCGATGCCACCACCTGTGTTATGACGCCGATATTATTATTCATCGCGTTGGTCACGCGACTAAACAGCGATGTCGACTCTCGCTGTTCATTGTTGACCGCCTCTATTTGAGCTTTTAGCTGTTTAGCCTTGTTGTTGAGAGCGTCAAAAGCCTTGGTGCCCTGCTTGGTATCAAGTAGGCGCTCGTTGACAATCTTCAACGAGTATTGGAGGTCGCGTAATGATGCCCCACTGATATTCTTGAGCGTGGCATCTATCAACTTATTTTCTCGTGCGAGGTCAGCAGCTGAGTGTCGTGCTGCCGCCATCTCCTGGTCATACTTGTTGATAGCGATGTTCGCCACCTTCTGAGCATCGCTCACCTCTTGTATGCGCGCCTTTATGCGCTGGAGGTTCTCTGAGGCCACGCGGAACGCATCAGTATCAGGTTTGATGTCGGCAATCTCTTTCTGCAGCGTCTCTGCCGCCGCTGTTAACTCGTTCATCGACGCGCCGTTGATGTTGCCCAGCACCCGTTGTAGGTTGGTGCTGGCGTTGTTAAGCTCCTGCATCTCCCTCTTCGACTGCACTGTCGAATCTTTTAGCTCGTCGATGCGATCTTTACATCTCTGCAGAACCTGGTTGAGCGCATGATAGTCGTCTTGCTTCGTCACCTGCTTCATGGCGCGTCGCACCTCACGTGCCGCCTTTTCGATGTCGCCCAGCGACGCTGTCGACAAGTTATTAATCGTATCGATTGTTTTGCTCACGCTGGCGCCATACGCCTTCAGGCTTGCCTCTGCAGCCTTTATCTCCTTGTTAAACTTGTTAACATCCTTAGCTGTTGAACCAGGATCGCGCAGTGCATCCGCCTTTTTACGCTTTAGCTCGTCAAGTTGCCGCTTTAGCGCCTCCATCTCGTTCTTCGCCTCTTGCGCGTTAAGGCGTATGATGGTCTCAAAAGTATTGCTATTGTTTGCCATAATAAAAAAAGTGCTACCAATGGTTGATGACCAAAGGTAGCACCTATTTATAATGAGTAAAAATACTTTTACGCCTATCTCTTGCGGTGTATGAGCCAAAGCACGAAGGCGATGTCTTTTAGCATGAGTGCTGAATCTATAATGTAGTGCTCATCATGCTGAGTTTACTTGCCATATCATTGAGGGCAAAGCGCAGCGTTTTTATTTCATCTTCTGTAAACTGAGAGGGTTTGCCGTTTACAACATTGCCGTTGAGTTTATGGGCGAGCCATGAACGCGACTTCTTGAAATATGTCTTAGCAATGTAAGCCATCGACATCATATCTGTTATTTCGCCCAGACGCTCGGCCATACGTTGCTCTTGCACCTCGTTGGCAGTGGTTGTTATGAGGCCCTCAAGAGCTTCTGTAAAGGCCTTCTCATTCTCATTTCTTAGCGCAGTCATTTCTGTATCCACAGCAGCACGTTCCTCATCTGTTTTTGCCAAGCGATTGCGCTCAGCAAGCTCTTTAATCTTTGTCTTGTAATCTATCATAATATATTTATCTTGTTGACTTTTTAAAGCCCCTCCCCCGAAAGGGAGAGGAGTTTTTTAGTCATTCTTAATGTCATCTTCAAGTTGGTCGATTTCTTTTTGAGCTATCCGTTTGAAAGTGCTGGGGAACTTGTTCCAATACTCAAGATAGAAAAGTAAATCGTCCTCTTTGTCTTTAAGTTCCTTTGGTTTCTTCTTTTTTCTCATAGGCTATTTGTTTATTATCACATTGCAAAGATAATAAACTTTTGTTTAATATGCAAGAAAAAAGACAATTATTTTCAACTTTTGTTTATTAAAAATTAAAGGCCCTCCCGTTACCCATCACGGGCCAGGAAGGGCAAAAAATAACAAATCAAATAACCATTTTCAATCATTTTTCTCTGTATCTCTATTCCTTCTCTGGCGCAATCGCACGGCTACATAAAGAACGCAAATAATAGCGCCTAAGCCTACAAACGCTCCTATCACCTGTTGTAACGGTCGATCCACCGTCCGCTCCCACCACGACAGTTTGCGTTCTACCGCTACAGGCACACGCACCGTGTCTACACGCACCGCACTCTTATACGCCGTGTCTACACGCACCTTCGTCCTGTCACGCCACCGCCACACCTCGCGCGTCTTATACACCGTGTCGCCAGCGCTAAAGATGCTTACCAGCACCGAGTCCTTAACCAGCACCGTGTCGCGCACAATGTTCATTCTATACACTGTGTCTGTCTTCTGTGTGCTGCCTCCCACCGTCACACGGCGCGAAGCACAGCCCGACAATAGCACATGCAGCAAAGCACACATTAGCACACCCCACAGCGTGCCTATCACAATTCGACTATATGTTCTCATACACGGCCCTCCATCCAGCGTTCACATTCCCATTCACGTCTCTCAACAAGGCCCTGAAGTTTGCGCCCATTAGCATACACCCACTTGCGCAGCTCGGCACACACCTCCTTGTCCGTTGCACCAGCCTGTATGCGCTTTAGCAGCGTGCTCTGCCTAAGATTGCCAAGCCCCACGTTAAAGGCAAAGTCCACCACAGCATCATATTTGCCCTGTGTGTCAACATTCTTTATCGCGTTGCAAAACGCCTCCACAGGCGCAAGGTCGTCACGCAGCCATGCCTCGGCCTTCGTCTTGTCACATGTCGTGTGAGCAGTCACACCCTTCGTATGACCATAACCGCACGTCCACACACCAGCAGGGCATCGGTAAGCCTTGCTACGATAGCCCTCACAGCCCTTTATGTGCGCTATCAGCACATCACTTGCTCTTCTTTTCATCTGTCTTGTCCTCCTTTCCTTTTTCGTTGTTCGCTACATGTTGTTCGTATCGTTCAAGCATTGCATCCACGTTTGATGGCAACGCCTTACGCCATTCGCAGCGTATAAACAGATACACCACCCACAATATCTTGTTCTTTGGGTATGCCTTTACTAGGTTTTTCATGGCGTTCTGCAAGTAGATAACACAGGCCGCATACGTCAATATCTTCACAGGATACAGGCTCACGCCATCATCGCCACACAGATACATTATGCCGCGTATCAGCTCTAGAACAACCAGCGTTACCATAAATTCACACAACGCTCTCAAAAACTTATCCCACGAGAACCGCTTACAGCGTATCACGCTCACACCATCGGCTCGCATACCAGCCCACACATTAAACATGCTCGCCAATGTTAATGCGGCCACGAAAGTTCCCGTAGGAGTCACAATAGCCAGTATTGTCGATGTTAGCAGCGTACACACCATCCTCACTTGCTCAGGTATCAGCTCGTTCATAATAGTCCCTCCTTTCTCTTTTACATTAATAAGATACAAACAACAAACCCAATTACACACCCAGCAGCGCCCCACATCAGGTCCACCTTGTCAAAGCCACCGCCATATTCAGCATCGGCATCTTCTTTGCGTAGCCCCAAGGCAAACGTCGCCAATGCGCTAATCATCGCCGCTACCCACACAGGAAGCGCCGCAAAAGTACGACACAGCACCAGGGTGCCCACCAGCGTAGCTGCAACGCTCAAAAACAGGTGCACAAGTCTGTCGGCACCCACCTTGGCCACCAGCCTCTGATAGCCATCATACACCTTCTTACACTCTTGTTTTATTTTCTCTTTCATATTTTCTCTATTTTTTAAAACTCTCAAAAAAAACGACAAAAAACTTGCACAACTCAAAAGTTATAAGTATCTTTGTCTTATAAAAGGGTCTTTTTTCCGAGTGATACCTATACGAAGTCCTTAATAGACTAAGTGGTCACGGCAATGAGATCCTTTTTTTTTATATCTCCCTCACCGTTACGCGATAACTGTTGAAATGTGGTCCTAAGGGAATATCTTTTCTTGTTCCTAAACCAACGCACTTCATGCGGCAGTGCAGATACTCGTCGCTCTTACGATAGGAAAACCAACGGTGCTGACTCCAAATCATATATTTACCATAGGGGCGACGCTTCGATTTTTGATGGTTCACTTGGCACAGTAATTTATCGCCACTATTCGTCACCGTACTATACGACACTACATAGCCATAGCCTCGACCATGACCCTTGGAGTTTGGTAAATGCGGACGTTGCGCCACCTCTTTTTTCAATAGAACGTAATCAGAGATAACTACACTGTCAACGTCACAACTGATTAGAACGCGACCTGCCCATTGGTTTACACCAAATGCTCTCCATGCAATCGCATCCTTACTGACATGCCATCTCCTTACGCCTTCCTTAAAATAGTGGTGTGTGCTCGTACCGCGCAGGTCGGTTGTTGGCAAACACTTATGCGTAAGATTGAGAGTAAGCACACGTTCTGTCAGGTCATAGGAGTCAACGCGAAACGCATTTGCGATTCCTGGATTTGGATAAAAACATAGAGACCAATTATCCGTCAGCGCAGTGGTATCAGTAGCAAAAAAATGCTTGATGAAAGATTCGTGGTCACCTTCATATACTTCATTCTTAAATACATAAACATTTCCTGTTTTCTGATTTGTGATATTCAACACCACCATGTCATATCCAAGATTCGGGTTATCGTAATCTAAAGGTAACATCGAGACGATATTCAGCAACAAGGGGCCGTTTCCGCCCGGTAGAATACCACCAAACACATACCAGTTCTCCACGCCACCAATCTCGCAAGCTCGCGGCCGTATAGCCCTACCAATCACTATCTGCTGCTTTTTCTGCTTTTTCTGCTTTGTCAGCTTTTGGGGCTCCATGCGCATTGGCACCTTCACACCATTCTTCTGTGTCCGCACTAGCAACAACTGGTCGTCATCCTTTACAGTCTCCGCTACGGGCAGTTCCGTAACATCTAATGTTTTTTCTATCATATTTCTTCGTTTTTAAATTGTTAAACCTTCCTGTTTATCTGTCCACTACCAATCTGCAATCCGTTAGCCAGTGTTATCATATACGCAGCCTTGTCGCCCACCGTTATGTACGTGCCATCCGACGACGTAGCCGAAATCATCGTTGTAAAATTGTAAACCAGCTCCAGCGTCTGATTGTTCAACACCACCTGGTCAGTGGTCGTCAACATCGTCCACTTCTCACCACGTGGGCCCACCACCGTCACTTTCAGCACGTTGCCAGGAATACGCAAGGCGTTACCACTTACGTTCTTCACCGTCAGCCGCAGGTAGTACGACAGTGCTATCATCAAGCGCTTACCGCCAGGCATGCTCATCTCATTCTGCGTGGCCGTGAAGTCGCCCGACGGAGTGCCCACCAGCGTCACACTCTTCTTAGGCACATACATATTATTTAAGCCATCGTTGCCAAGCACACAGCCCACCGTGCCATCAGCATTAATCATCAGCAACAGCGGGTTTCCGTTGTCGTCAATGCCAATTTTAATGCCCGCAAAGCTTTTGCCCGTCGTCACCGAAAACATGCCATCTTCAATGTCAACGCGTAGCGTGCCATCAGCGTTCTCCGTGTGTAGCGACGACGTGCGGAAGCTACCGTTCTTATCCACGGCAGCCACCGTCACACCAGCATTGTTACGCACTAAGAAGTTGTCGGCTGTTGCTGTTATCGTGCGGTTCGTGATGTCGAAGCCTGTCTCCTGCAGCACTGCCGCCAGCGCCCCCTCCTCGATGTAAGATGCCGATGTGCTCACATAGTCAGTCATTGCCGCTCCTTTCTCCAGTTTCGGCTTGCTTATTTCCACCGTGTCACCGCTATTCTGCAGGCGACCTATGATGATGTAATAAGACAACGAGGCATTGGCCGTGGCATCAATAACAGTCTTGCTCTGGGTATGGAAATGCACCCAATAGCGTTGCCATGTGTCTGAGAGTTGTAACGTCACACCGCCCCAGCCAGCGCCCGACGTGCTGCCTTGCGATGTCTCGTTCACCAGCGTCGATGCCTCTGAATTATTGTGCATATATGCCTGCGTTCGCCCTGTACCACGCGCCCAAAAAGACAGCACATAGTCGGTGTCAGCATCGCAAGGCACATGATGCCATATCAGCGTATCAACCTGAGCACTCTTATAGCTATTACTGATGACAGCGCACCCATCGTAGGCACCATCAACTATCTCACCCGTATGCGTTAACTGCACGGTGCCGCCAGCCTGAACAAACAAGTCCTTGCTGCCAGGCAATAGGTTGCCACCAATGTAGGCGTGGTCACGCTCTGATAGCGACCACCCATGATAGCTGTCGCCCTCTGCCAGCATCGGCTGGCATAGCCAACACTCCGATGTCTTGCCCTTCGTTGGCACAGTAAGGTATATCACCACTTCCACAAAGTTGTAGCTGGCACCTGCAGGTATCGAGAATGTAGCCATCATCAGCTGCCACGTGCCCACCGAAGAAGGCGCAAAGTTAGCCCCTAACAGTTTGCCTTTACGTGCCGAGGCATTTGTCGAAGCATTATCTTTATAGTAGGCCTCGGCAAATACCTGGCCGTTAGTATCGCCACGGCGTACATAGCACGACAGGGTATAGGTTGTGCCTTTCTTGATGGCGATGTTCTGTGAGCCACTACCGCCACAGTTCCACACAGCGGCAACAGGTTGTGCGCTGCCGCTATACGTCACCTTGGCATGATAGCTGTTGGCACCATCAACGCCATCAAGCATCTGTATATAGCTGCTACCGTTAGCATCTATCACAGCACCCTCGTCGGCACGCCGAAAAGCGCTACCCACAAACAGATTGTGTCTGCCCACAAGCGTCTTGCCCACCTTGAGCGAAATTTCGCGCGCAGTCTGATTGATAGTAGATGTGTAGCGCTCCAGCCCTGTCGCTGTCTTGATAGGTATCTTGCCAACAGCCGTTGACACCTCGTTATATTGGCTCTTAAGCCCCGACACCGACGTTTCCAGTCCGCCCCACAGCACGCTCATCTCCACCTTAACATACAACGTAGCATCATACGTCTGCTTCGTGGTAGCATGTGTGGCACGCACCTGCACCAGCGCATCGGTATAAGGCACAGCAAGGCCGTTGATCGTCTGGCGCGATACAGAAGTAATAGTAACGAGGCCACCCACGCCCACTGTAGCAGTACAGTTAACGCTCTGCACAACCACGTAGCTACACTTGCTTGTAACATCAGTAGTGCCCAACATCACCCGAGCCTGCGCCTTGGCAGCATTGCCCAACGTGGCAATATAACTGCCATCAGTCTTGCGTACAGCAGACAGCGCCAGTGTAGCAGGCGAGAATGTCATCACGCCCGCATCGTTGCCTTTGTCACCCTTAGCACCAGTGGCACCATCTTTTCCGTCTTTGATAGCAGCAATCGTAAGCCAGCCTCGCCCTATCACTTCTTTTGCCATATCTTATCTCCTTTTATTTTTTCTGTACCTCGCAATAAATCGTGCAACGCACATCTACATCGGCAGCGGCTACCGTGATGGGGTTGCCCGTCTTCGTCACCGACGTTGCGCCATCCCAATTCGTGGCCGTGCCCGCCTTGTTGTACTTCGTCCACACATAGTTAAACTTCGGGGTGGCAGCACCTGCCTCTTCTATAACAGTAGAGCCTCGCCATACACGAGCAAACACCTGCGTGTTGCCAGCACCGTTCACAATCACGTCGCCAGTGGTGGTGTAAACCTCCACGGTGTATGGGTCTGTTGCATCGAAGAACGTGGTGATAGCGCTAAATGTGCCATCGGGATCAGTAATCTCACACATGAACGATTGGAAGTTCAGCACATCGTCAGCCTCCACTGTCAGTGTGCTTGTGCCACCGCTGGTTGTATAGCTACTGGCAGGAACAGCGTCCCAAGCACCTGTCGATAGGTTCAGCTTCTTCCACACGATTGAAGTCACAGATGTGTCCTGCTTGCTGCCACGGTAGAGCTTCGCAACGGCAGTGAGACTCGTAAGATTGTTCTCAGCATCGAAGGTATTACCTTTAGGTTGTGTAATCTGCACAAGCGCAAGAGAGCCACCCGACTGCGTGAGGTTGATTGTCTTGAAACCCTGAACATTTGTTACTGTCTTGCGCTCAGAGTCTGTATAAACACAGCTCCACTCTATGTTAAAGAATTTCACCGATGTGGTAATGTTGCGCTTAATGGTGAGCACGTTTTTCACGAACGTAATATCGCCAGTCGCTGTTACAGCTGTGCCGTTCACCTTCCACGTCCAGCCCGAACAAGCACTTGTCGGTGCCTGGTCTACGCTACTGCCTGTAACAAACACCTTGGCGGTCACCACCTGAAAGGGACTGTTCGTGTAGTTAGGGCTGTAACTGTTTTCGTTAGGGCTGTAAATCTGGGTGTCGCCCTGACTTGTTGATGTAAACGCCTGTACGGCCTTTCCATCATTGAGGTCTACAATCGTAATCTGACCACTTGCAATTCTTGTTGCCATAATTTTTCTCGTTTTTAAAGTTGTTTATAATCGTTATAAATATCTATACAATTTCCACTTCGCACATAAACATCGCGCTACGGTCAATGTCTTCATTCGTCACCGTACATACATTGCCCAAGCCCACATGCAAGCTATTCCAAATCTTATCATCGGCTGCATCGCTACTCTGGCGCTTCCACGAAAAAGCCGTTGAAACAATAGTAGAGGTAATGTCTTGACCGTTGCGATAGACATAGGCTGTCAACTTCTTCGTTCCTTCGCCGTTGAAGATGCTATTGCCACCCTCCGCTAGTACCTGAACATCGAAGTCCTCACCGTCAGATATGATAGCAATATCGGTGTAGCACAGCTCTTGCCCCTTGGCTTCAATGGCCAGCACGCGTAATGTCAACAGCGCATACAGGTCGCCAATATCTTTCACACTCTTTATTACCTTCTCTCCAGCAAGGCCATCACGCTGCGTATAGCGTGCCTTCAACGTCACCCCCTTGTCATTCCAATCTTCCACCTTGTTTCCTGTGTGCTTCGTGAGCGACAACGTAATGTCTGTAGGTTCTACCTTCCCCGTCGACACCTGGCGAACAAGAAATGTACTGCTTGGCGTAAGGGTATAGCTAATGACGATAGGGTCTACAACGTTGTCTTCGCTGCCCGAGAACCACTTGAAATAGTCAGCATTGAAGCGAACACCCGTAGGAGATATTACAGCAGTAACGGTCTTCCACTGCCATACGCTCGACGTGCCATCATCCGTGCTCCAAGTGTTGCCTATCTGGTGATACATGGTGAGCGACGGAGCCGTACGCGCGTCGCCATCATCGGCACTCGTGGCCAACTTGATAGCATTGCCACGCTGCATGAAGCGCGTCTCGCTACCCACCTGAACAATCACGTCGCCAGCCATCGGTATATCTGTGCCCTGTGGGTCAAAGCCATAATATGTGCGCGTGCCAATGTCGATGCCAGCGTCATCTGTCGTAGAGCCATCCTGCCCTGATACAACATCGGCAAACGACGACATCACAATGTCTGTTACCATCGTCACAACCACGCCGCCCCAGGTGATAACATTGCCCTCATTGTCCGTCAACGTCGACACAACGTTAACAGGCACAACAGCATCACCACCAGCAAACGTTTCAAGGTTCGACAGCACTACATAGTCGTACAGTTTGCCATCCTCCAGCACCTCTTGCCCACGGCCTATCACCAGGCGCCAATAATACCTATTGCCACCACTACTGTCCTTAATGTTAAAGGTCTTGCACATAGCCATGTCACCCACCTTCCACCAGTTCATTGTGCGAGTGGAACCATCATCGGCAGCGGCCCAACACTTAAACGCTTGAGCCGAAGCATCCGCCGCAACCTCATGCCCAGCAGCATCAAGACCCACAACGTGTATCAGTGTGCTGCCAGCGTTTGAGAAAATCATCGTGCCACCACTATACGATACCTTGCGTATCTCAGTCGCAGCCGCCAACAACTTTCCACGGATAACAGCATTGTCAACATACAGATGCGACTTGCCGCTGCCATCCTTATACAGCTCAAAGCCTTTGCCACCAATAAGCGTGCGGTCGCCCTCCGTAAAGCCCTGGCTACGAACACCCGACACCGACACATTGCCCAACGAAGCATCGCCAGCAGCATCTATGTAAGCCGACTGCCCAAACGTAGCCCCCCGACGCACAGCAATGCTCTCCACCTCTGCCGCACCATCAGTATTGATAGCAGCACCGCTCACACCATGCTCGTAAGAGCCAGCCGCCAGGCCCTGTTCAAAAGTAATATGGCCTTGCGCAACGTCATCAACGTCGCGGCGCAAGAACTTGTCAATACCGACGACATCAACACGTTGTAAGAGGGCGAGCAGAGCGTTGCCTATTCGTGTCGCGGTGTTAGCATGCGTTCTTCGCTCGTCTCGTATCAACTCAAATTCTTTTTGTAAATTGTCAGCCATGTCTAGTTTAGAGTATTAATTACAACTGTGCCACCGCTCTACCGATGGCGCTTTTATCGCTTCCTGTGAAGAGCTGCGTGAGGAATGATGACACCATTCCATTGTATGTCGTGCCGTAGAATGAAGCTTCAAATTCGTTAAGCCTGTGTAGCGAATACATATATTTGCGGCTAAACCAGTCGCGCTTCTGTCGGTGGTGCGGGTTCGTTTTCCAATCGCGCATAAAGTGCAGGTCGCCTCCATTGCCATGTCGGTACCCATTGCCCACGCCACGTGCTACATAGATGCCGTATGTGAGGAAATGGTGCTCAATGGTCGTCACAGGGCCAGCGTGTACGGTACCCTGGATAGAGCGCGACAGAGCACCTGTATCATAGATGGGTGGCACAAACTGTTGCATCTTCTCTCGCCACATGTTGACCATGAAATCGCTCCACCCCTTCAGCCATTTCTCGTGTTCCGCCTCTGTTTTGTTAGGGCTCAGCCCATTGCGTTGTATCATAGCTAATATCTATAGGTTCTTCGTTTTGTACCATGAAATAGAGCCCCGTGAGACCCTGGTAAGAGTAGCGCGGCAGCTCCGTGCTGTATATGTTTGTTAGGTTGAGGAACGTTAGGCGTTCATCGCCCATCTCGTCTCGATCATGCAGCATGCGCGAGTGCAGCTGTCTGAAAAGTCGTCTGCAGATGTTGAGATGCTCTTCGCGCTCCACCATATCGTCGAAGCGATAGGTCATGAGCACGAACACCGTATACACATCGCGACGGAAGAAGCCCACGCCATTGCCGAATGTCTGTTGCGAGGTAGTATCATCAACCATCACGAAGGCCGTCTTTTTTTTCATGCCCTCGATGATGCCTTGCAGTGAGTCGGGGCCAGAGCACAGGCATGGGTGGAAGCCATACTTGCGTGCCAGCTTGTTAGTTTTTGTTAGCTGCTCAAAATATTGTAAAGCGGGAAATAAATCTCTCATATCCGTTATTATTAGTTGTTAGCCATCTTAGGGTATTTACGTCTAATCTCGTCAGCCTCACGCGCCTTAGCGTCGAGCTCTGTGAGCGCACGCCAGCAGTCGATGCCCCTTACCTCTTTCTCCTTCGTCACGTCGCCATCAGTGAGCGCTCTCAGCTGTGTGTTGATAGACTCGAGCACCGTTAGCTCGCTTATGTCGTCTTCGCCCTTCACCTTGCGAAAGAAATGTGGAAAGGCGTGCGACATCACCACCTTTATGTGTGCGAACCAAGCCAGCGTTGCCAGACGCTCAGGCCCCGTTAGCGTTAGCTCGTCGGGGCGCGAGAAGTCGTTATGGCGGTATAGGAAAGAAGCCAGGCGGTCGATATGCCCCTCGTCGTGGCTACTGTGGAACAGCTGATACTGTTGCTCCATGCACAGATAGTCGCCGAAGGGGATGACGCGCCCTGTGTCGGCATCCTCTTGCAGCAGTGGGTGTACAGCGTTGAGCCCCTGAACAACGTCCAACCTATTGTCCATTTGCTCTGTGCTGTCCACCCATGCCAGCTGCTGAATGAAGGCATGAACCTGCCACGGCTGCAGGTAGAACACCTTGCGTCGGTGTACCCCCTTAGGTCTATATGCACACTTCCAGCCGAAGCGCCCCTTAGACAGCACCTCGATGCCCGTGAAGCGTACAAACATATACGTCTTCACGACCACCATGTCGGCGAAGGTTGTCATGAGGAAGAACACATAGCGCAGTTGCTGTTGTGTCAGCTCGCCCCATGACTGCGGAGCTTTCAGTTCGATGCTATCCATTGAAGAGGTATGCTGAAGATTCTTTATTGTTTTTGAAGTTCTCGATGTGCGCTGCCTTGTACGCCTCCGATCCATGGTAGAGGGCGAAGATATTGTTGTCGCCCTCCATCTCGCGCACCAGGCGTCGATATTGTGGCGTCTCAACCGCCTTGCGTCCCATCACCGCCCATTTGTCGGTGAGGTCGCATATCATCTGCAGCGCCCCGGCATAGCCTCGCAGTCGGTCACGGTCATTGCGACGGTAGGCGTCGAGCATGTCGTCTACTTGCTCATCGCCGAAGCGTAGGCGCACCTGTTCGTCAGTGTCGGTCACCGCTGCCATATGTGCTACCCAGTCTTGCGCTGTGTGGCTGTTATCTTCGTTACTGAAGAAGAAGTAGTGGTCGGTATATAGGTAGCGTATGGCCCGCACTGCTTGCTGTGTGGCACCCCACCCATCAGCGCGTAGCAGGTGTGCTACCATGGCGCGCGCTTTGCTACGTGCTGTAAGCAGTTGGCCTATCAACGCGTCGACGCGCTGCTTGCTTGCTGGCGACACCGTATCGGTGTTAACCACGCCGAAACCTGTTGGCGTGAGCACCAGGTCGAGCTGTCGAGCCACCGATGAGAAGCCCGCCACACACACCAGTGCCTTAAAGTGACGCTTTAGCGGTGCATCATCGTCAGCGCTCTCAACTGCCTGAGCGCCAATGTCGCCCAGCAATATCTCGTAGTAGTTGTTCATTGCATCTTCGATGGCTGGGTATACGCTTGCGAAGACATCCTCGTTTGCCGCCATGCCTACAGGCAGCGCTCGTTCGAAGTCAGGTTTATCAATTATAATCATACCTTACGATATTAGCTGTTGTTGTCATCTTGTGGGCTATTGCCCACCGTTACCTTTTTAGCATCTTTATTCTCGTCGAGAGTTGTTAGCATCAGCATTGGCACCTCTACCGTAGCCTTGTCACTCCACTTGTTGTAATGCAGAATTACGTGGTAGGGCTTGCACATCACGTCGTGCCATGGCTTTTCGAGCGCCTGTTTCAGCGTGAACAGTTCACGTTTATCGCTACCGCTGTTGTTCATTTGACTCTTGCCTGGTGTGGCGCCTACCAAGTTAGGGTGCACGCCAAAGTTGAAGCACAGCGCGTTTGACGCTTCGGCCATGTCGTCAGACCAGTTGCCGCCCTCCTTCTTCGAAGCGTCGTTCAGCGGTACGATGCGCACCATACGGTTCTCTTTGCCGTTAGGGTCAACATAGTAGCCAGAGATCATGGCCTTGCCCGCGTTTTCTATGCCCGTCACGAAGTCGATGATGTTTTGCTTCTCCTCCTCCTTGCGTTGTCGGCGCAGCGCCTCGTCGCTGATATTCTCGTTGTCGCACACGTTATCCCAATAGTCGTCGTGCACCTCTATTTGCACACGTGGCGCCGACGTGTTCTTTATCATGTAGCGCTTGCCGATACCAATGAGTCGGTAGATGTCGAACCAGGCATCGCGGAACATCGAGGCGTAGTAGGGCACGGGGTATATCTGACAGCCAGGCGTAGCCATACGGCTCACGATGGCAAACTTGCGAGCCTTCGTTGGCATCCGCTTCACCCCCGTCATGGGGTCGGCCTCACGGCCCATGCGCACCATCAGGTCGCCCAGCGGGTCCCAGTAGTCGAGTAGGGGAATTGCCTCGATGCGCTTCTCGTCGAAGAAGCCTAAGCGCCAGTCGCCATAGAACACATGCTCTGGTGCCATTGTCTTGATACCGTCAGCATATTCGAAGCGGCAGAAGGACGCATCCTTGTTGCGCACCTGCACCACCTTCGAGCCATCGCGCGAGAGGATAATCACCGTCACGCTGAATGAGAAGAACTTCATGTCGGTGGCCTGCTCGAGGAACACCTCGTGCAGCGAGTTGCGCAAGCAGAAGTTCAGTATCTCTGCATCTGTCACATCCTTATGCTCCTCTCTGTCGACGAAGCGCACCCCTTGGCCATAGCACGACACGATGTTAAACTGTTGGCATTGTGCTGTCACCATATTCGACATGATTGAGCGCCGCACGTTGTACGGCAGTTGATCGTCAGGGCCCCATTGCACGTATTTATATTCGTGACCACCGAGCGATATGGTACGCACGTTATGCGTGCCCAGCATCTCGTCGTCGTCGAACACGTTGCACGAGTCGCTACCATACTCGCTGTTAATGCTGTTTTGCTTAGTGGCAGCGCCCATGCCTGTAGGTACGATATGGTATCGGCGGAAGCCATCGGCATCAGGTTTCGTCGATGTAGTTTGTAGTGTAGACTTTATCTTATTGCTCATAGATATACCGTTTGTTTGTTAATTTTGAAGATGAATATTTGCGGCACGGTGCGCAGTTCTCTGTTCTTCGGGTTGCGCAGTCGCACATACCCACCTCGCCAGTTGACGTGGTGCACCAGCCACCCGTTGTAGCGCAGTTTGATGCCTGTGCTGCCCTCCCACGCATAAACATCGACGAGGGTGCGATGCTGATATGCCTGGTCAAGCATACGCAGCATATCGGTAAAGTGTATGGCCGCCATATTAGTTGAATGTGTTATCGAAGGTGTTGTCGAAGATGCGCCCAGCGCGCAGCAGGTCTACCACGTTGTGGTTGCGTTGGCTATATTGGTAACTGAAGGTGAAGCGTGGCATCTCGTCGTCGTCGTTGCTATATTCAGCCTTGCTGTCGGTTATGAACACCTCCTTGCCAATGTTAGGCTGCCTCTCTTTAAAGTTGACGATATGTATGCTCTCTGAGCGGAACAGCTCTTGCGCCCATAGCGCCATCACGAATGTCATGATGCCCGTATCTGCCTTGAAGGTGCGCGTCTCAACGATATTGTAGTTGCGCTGATACCTGCCTACATAGCCAGCGCTGCGCTTAAACGATGGTGCCAGCGTATGTGTGCCAGTGCAGTAGAGCAGTTCTTCTACGCCGAACGAGTTGTCGAAGACCAGGACAGGGGCACAGTCGGGTTCTGAGAAATCGATCGAGAACCGGAAACTGCGCGCCCCTGCCTGGACATTATAACCTATCAATAGTTTGCCCTCGAGGTTAAATTGTGCTGCCGACACATCGAGCGTGGTGTATCGCTCGTTACCGCCTATGGGTGTTAAGGTGAACGTTTTGTTGGTGCCATCGTCATACGATGCCACCACCTGCGCCGTGTCGGTGCCTATATAGTGCAGATATTCGAGTCGGTTCTGTGCCGTTTCTTTTTCGCCTTCGAGCAGCGTTAAGAAATGCGTCTTCACATAGTCGTCGGCCGTGGTGTTGATGTCGGCCGCACAGTATATGATGTCGGCTGTCAGCGTCTTCGATGCAGTGGGCGTATCGTTGCTTTCTGCCTTCTCATCAATCTTGATGCTGAGGGCCACCTTCAGCTTCTGTCGTGCATAGGGTGTGAGCAGCACATCGAGCTCTTCGATGGTTATCTGGCCGTTCATGGGGAAGAGGTTCTCGGCATATATCTCTGTGCCATCGATGGTGATGGTCACGGCAGCGCGGTAGCCTGTTATGGTGAAGGCTACGTCGGGTATGTTGGCCGAGAAGTAAGTGCCCGAGAGGGTCTGCGTGATGGTAATCATGTGCTTTAATTTTTTTATTGCAACACAAAATTAAAGCATTAAAAAAGAAACAAGAATACAAAAAAAGGCGGCATCCTCGTAAGAATGTCGCCCCCAAAATAAACGGTATTATGAGTTAGAAAAGAGTGCTCATGTCTCGCCATATCTCCCACTGCAGCGTGCCATCTTCGGCTGTCTTCAGGTGGTAGTTATGTTGAATCAGATAGCAAGATACCTCCAGTGGCATTAGACTGACGATAGGTGCCAGCAGGTCAACGATATCTCTTGTTGTCATATGGTCGGGCACGTATGCATTGCCCGATACTGATGTTGTAGGGACGGGTGAGCGTGAGGCTGCAAAGCTCTCAAGTGTTGCCATTACGACAGCGTCTCTTTTATCATCCCATTTGTCCTCCCATTCTCCTTCTTCTTCTATCATAGTCCTTCACGTATAATAATTAACGACTGGCGAAGCTCGCGCAACGCGTTTAGTAAATCAATTCGCTCAACGGCCACTTGTGGGTCGAGGTCAGGTTCTGACGACTCGGCGACGATGAAGTCGTTCATCTCTGTCAGCACCTTTATTGATAGCTCAATGTTATCGGGGTCGCACAGCCTCTCGAGAGCTGCCGTAGCCTTTGGGCTGAGATTGTTAATCATTGTTTGCCCCCTTTCTTCTTGTTAAGGTGATACACACTATAGCCCGCCATGGCTAAGAAAACGAGAGCCAGGGCGAGAGATGTGTTTGCCACGATGGCCGCCATGCCGAGTGCGGCCAGTGCGACGTTAACCAGTAGCACCTCTCGTCGAGAGATGGCATAGCCACAGAGTGTGGTGTAAGACTTGCTCTTTGCGTTGAGCCACGCCGTGATGACGGCAGTGTTAATGGCCAACGTGCGCTTATGAGCTGAGCGCTGAGCTGATGCTGTTTGCATAATATAAAAGTTCTAGCCTTTTTGCCCGAATCCGTCGGGTACGGTTTGACGAAGGGGTACGAAAAAAGCGGCTCGCACTTCCTCGTCTGCTAGAACTCTTATGCTTTCCGCCACAAAGGGCAATAAAACACGTGGAAGGCGAACCGCCGTATTCTGTCTGTCTGCATCTCCACACTATGCGGAGTGCTCCGCATAAGAATTCTAGCGATGGCAAAGGTATGCAATAAGATTGAGACGGGCAAGCGTTTTGCCGATTTTTTTTGAAAAAAGTTTGAGGAGTGGGGTAAATTTGAAAAATGTTTTAGTTAAAAACCCCTTGCGTAGCTACAAGTTATGAATATAATGATTAACTTTGTACCGAAGAAATCAACCATCATCATGTTCAGCTTACTTGGTAACATATTGGCATTCGTGAGCACATTTGTAGTAATAGCTACACTGCCCATGACCCTCATCCGCATTGCTGTAGTAAAAATCAGCCACAGCAAGCAGATGAAAGAACAGACTGAGGTTATAATTATTGCCATAAGTATAGCCATTGCCATAATGCTTATACCGTTTTATCATTATCCATACTAATAAGCTTTACGATTGGCGTTTTGTGTCTTATAAAGCTCAATCATGGCCTTTTGGAAATCATCGGGAGTGTTTATCTGAAGTGAGTCCAATGAATCCTTTATTTTGTCACGCATCTCCCGGTCGGTCTTACGATCGAGAAATTCGCTGACATTCTTAATGATGCCATCTGTTTTAAGTTTAAATTGGAAATCTTTATTGTTGAATTCCAAACCACCACCATTAATGAGAAGTACTAAAATTCCCACGGTAGACAATATGTTCTTTTTCTTTGAAATGAAATGAAGCAACCCAGGCGACTCCATCTGCACTTTCATAGAAACATCTTTTGCTGAGTCTTCTATGTTATTCTCTTTGCAAAACAGCTCTGCAAGTACAAATAATTGTTGGATTTCGTAAAATGTGGAAACGTCCACTTCGTTTTCTGTCTTTATTCTTAGAACGATGTGTGTCTCGTCATCTTTATTATAGAAATCAAACTGTGTAGAGTCTATATATGCCGCATATTCTGAAATGTCTGAGATTGGATGACGAGAATTAAACATTAGCTGGGCTTTCGGTGGCAGAACGGTGCGAGAAGTAGACTTCAGTATGTCTACATCTATTCTCTTCATGAACGGACACCGACCATTGCCTTCAACAATGTTTGGCTCCTCATATACAGAACCTTTAACACGGCATATACTTAAATTGAATGAAGAATACCCAGGAACTACAACTATATCGCCAGGTTTAATCTCATGGCAAAATCGAATGAGTTGCGAAGCTACATGACCGGGACGGTTTATCTCAGGATGAAGATTAGCCACAATCTTGCGCAAGTTCTTCATCGCTGTGTCTTCATTGGCCAATATATCATTTATATCTTTTAGAAGGATGTCATTATGCCCAACAGCAATGAATCCATTCTCGACAAAGTCATTGTAGTATTCACCACCCATAGTCCTCACCATCCAATATGAAGATGAGTGCGAGACTGTTTGAACATAATTATTTATAACTGTAATATCACTATTGTTCATTATTCAAAATTTTAAAACATTGCACAAAAATAGCAATAATAATTTGATTAAGCAATATATGGCAAAAGAAAAGCGGCTGAAATCCTCACAGACTCCCACCGCTATATAACTGTTTTAAAATTTCGATGTTGCAAAGTTAATCATTTTCGCGTAGACACGCAAATGAAAAAGCGCCCCGCTTCACAGCGACGCGCTACACTTTAATGAAATTCGAAATTTTTAGAATCTACTGTACAAATATAGCACATATTTTTGAAATATGCAAAAAAACCTCCGATGCGTCACGCACCGAAGGCTTGTACCGCATGGTCATGGCGGCGTTGTTGAATATATTAAACAGTGACCATTTCAATATCTTTGGCCAGTCGGCGCAAGCCCGACTTTATTTTATCCACCTGCTGTGGGCGTGGCTTTGACACGCCACTCGCATAGTGTGAAAGTTGCTTCTGGTTGATGCCCGTAATTTCCTGGAGGGCAGCAAACGAGAAGATGCCACGATAGTAGTCGAGCAATGTAGCTACGTCAAAATCGTAAACGAGCCTATAATCACCATCAAAGACTTTCGAGTATGCATCACCGTCTTTGCGGCGCCCTTCGAGCCAAAAGTCTACGCTCTCTTGAACAAACTCTTTAAAACCGTCGAGGTCGCCATCGTAGGCAACAACCCAACCTGGCAACAAGTCGCATGCGCAGCAATATCCATCGTCAGTGCGCGCCGCTTTAATTACAACATTGTTCATAATATATCGTTTTACACTTTAACTTTTAAAAAGGTGGCAGCAAGGTTGCCACCTTACTCTGTTAAACATTAAACATCACGTCTATTGAAAGTGAGGGGCGGGGAGGGACTTTTACCCCTCCCCGAGTTGTCAGAACTTAAGTCCCGATTGCCGTTCAATACTACTTAGGAGAAATCCACAAATAGATGTTGAAGGCTTGCCATTGACAGTTACCACACCCTTTTTCGTAGGATGTTTAAACTCTCTATGGTCCCCTTTGTAACGGTCTAAGAACCAACCTTCACTTTGCAAGATTTTCAAAATCTTAGCAACTTTCACATTTTTCATAGATCGCTTGTTTAATAATTCAACACTGCAAAGGTAGTAAATTTACTACTAATATGCAAATAAAATAGTAACTATTTTACTACTGACAGCAAAAAAAGTGGCCCTAGATGCTCTCGCACAGAGGACCACAACGAGCATCATCCCAGCCCCTTTACTATCGCCCTCTCACGTTCTGACAGCTTCACTGGTATTGCAGCTTTGTGGCTGTGGCTGTGTATAGTGGTAGCTTTATCGTCAGACAAAAGGAAATGATCGCCGAAAAGGTTCTTGCCACGAGGCATGCCATCCAGACTTTTCACGCTCACGCACTCACTGCGCTTAACGCTGAAACACACCCCTCTCGATGCCATAGATTGCATCCTTGATACACTCAGCAGATTGTCGGGGTAATTATATTTAGGCAGATTCGCCTTTACGTTTTGGCTTGGGCACGCCTTGATGTATTCGTCCAGCCGGGGAGCAGTCATAGCCGCCACATCGCCAAACAGATTGCTCGCGAAGTTCAGACGCACCACAGCCTTATTCTCAAACACCACACTTTGACATATCACTATCGCCGTACACCCATGCTTACAGCAGCTGAATATCGTCATGCCAGGGCCGAATAGGAAGAAGGGTATCTTGCGCTCAGCATAAAACTGGCAAATCTTTGTGAACATCGAGAACGGAGGATTGTCTATCACAACGCCGTCGTCGGGGTATTCGGCGTGCTCGTAGTCGCCGCCAGGGTAGAAGGGGCGCAGTATCTGCTTGTCTTCAAGCGGATATACCTCACCCACATACTTCACCACCGCCTCATACACGTCACGTGGTGTGTAGCACTCGTCAGTAGTGCGTGGGTTATCAGTAAACTTGGCAATAAAACTTTCGTAGTCGTGGAAAACAATAGGGTTAGAACTACCCCCCACGACGCTTTTTTGATATTATCTCAGTCATACTATAATATTTAAACTAACAGACACAAAGGTAATCTCTGTCGGGTGGGGAAAAAATACAAAAAGCCCTCGATGCGTCACTCACCAGGGCCACAAAAATGCAAATTATTAGGTTTTGAACCTTTTTAAAAAGTCGAATCAGTTCGAGTGCGCGGCCGAGGTCATGTATGTCGCTTTTTACGCCGCAACAACACGGTGGAGAAGAGAACACAGGGCAAGTGAAAAAAGTTGAAAATTTAAGGAAAGCCCATTTTTTCAAGGAAGGAAAAAATCGGAAGGATGCCGAAATTTTCCGCTTTTTTAGGTTCTCGGTACTTGATCAGAGGTCGTCCGCTGTACCTTCGCGAAGGAAAAACGATTATCGGCTCGTCGTACATATTATATAAGGCTCTCATCAGGAGTAGCGCAAGATGACAAATAATCATCTACACAGTAGATACCGCTTGGCCTTGGCCTTTTTTTCAGCGTTTTTGCTTCTTTTCCGCAATAAAAAGAAGCCATTAAAGACAAAAAATGCGCGCTCTGGGCGCACCGCTTCCACCCCCGCGAATTTTAGACGCTTAACACTCAACACTTTAAGCGTTTAAAATTCGCGGGGTGCTTTCTGCACTGCACGAGCAGCACTACACCGCCCTGCGCCGTGGTGGAAATTGCCCTCGCGCTACGAGCGGAATATGTAGCGCCACCGCGCCAAAATGTGATTTTCAGCTTGTCAAGTCAGCCTATAAAATGGTATAAAATGAAAAGAAACAACAACGATGACGCTTATCAGCGGTAGAGGACAATGCGCGAGGTTGACAATAGCCAACAAACAAAAAGCCCCGAGACCATGAGGTCTCGAGGCTTGAGAGGTGCGCCGTAAGCTCAACGGCGACTTAGTGTTCAATTAAACGGCGCATCAGCCGGAGCTTTAATATTGTCTGCAGCGTGACGTATGCGGTCAGCGAGATCATTCAGCGCACAATATAGTTTGTCGGCTTCATCTGGTGTGAAACCACCCACGCCACCATTGCCATCGATGCCATACATCTTTTGTTGGAACCATGACACCGATTTATCAAAGTATGTGCGTGAAATCTCTCGCCAAGACACAGCAAGGTAAATGTCGCGCATACGCTTCTTCATGTCTGTTATTTTCTCTTGTTTCTGTCTTGCTACTACTTCCATAATCATTATCTTTTTATCTTGTTTATCTAAAGGTTCTCCCCGAAGGGAGAACCGTTGTTAATCTTTAATCCTTTGGCATGTCTGTCATACGTTGGAAGAGGTCTTCTGCATAGTCGAGCAACTCTGGATAGCCATTAGGATAACTGCTGCAGTAGTTTCGAATAGCCTTGATGAGTTCTTCTTCTTCGAGCGTGACATTCATTTTAATCATTTCTTTTCTTTCCATAAATAATGCTTTATTAATTGAACAATACAAAGGTACTAATTTTTTAGATAGTATGCAAATTATTTACTAATTATTTTGTTAGTAATAACATGAAAAACAATAAAAATGCCACCGACGCTCACGCGCCAGTGGCAAACAAGAAATTTCTATTAACCACAAAAATTCCCAAAAACTATTATTAACTAAAAACCAAAGATTAGAGTGCCACCGCACCCATACGTAAAAAAGAACATTTATTATGAAAGAACTTATACCTCTTGTCTATACACCTCACCCATAGGTGTTAGTGGTTCCGCCTGTGCCTTGGAACACAGGCTTTGTTTCTGCTCCTATGCAGAGCACGTCGAAGGCATCGCTACCATCGGTACGCGCTTCGAGTTTATCTTCTTCAGTCTCGGCCAGCTTCTCTCCGCGCTTATCTTTCTTGCCGTTATACACCCCTGCCGAAGTGATAGAGATGAGCAGGTCGGGGTTGTTATCACGGTTGATGCACACCTGTAGGCGTGCCCTGCCACGAAACATGCGGTTGATAAGCCCGTTCTTCTCTATGTGTGGCATTGGGTTGCCGAGGTAAGCCTCACGCACGGCCCAACCTTTAGCGCGCAGCGCACGCACCACCTCTTTATGCGGGTCGGGGTAGTGTAGACCCCAGTTGGTGCCCACCATCGTCGAGTCGTAGTAGAAGATGACCTGTCGGCGACGGTGGTAGTGGTAGTATAGGTCAAAGTCGTCGAGCAGTTCAGGTATCTTGCGTTCATATTTGACGAAGAACGACTTTAGCACGTTGAGCTTCGACCCCTTCACTTGCCCTACCACCAGCCAGTTGATAAGGTTGTTGCTATCGAAGGCAATGAGTAGAGGCAGCTTATCGTCGCGGTCGGCATCCATGCGGCAGTCGTTAGGCAGCACACCGCCCTCAGCCTTGTCGAGGGCGTGAAGGTTTAGCACACTCTCGTTAGGTGCCGTGTATAGGTTAACATCTTCGCGTAGGCCACCGTAGAAGCCATCGGCGGCTATGCCCACCCTCTGGCACATGATAGATGTGGCAAACGTCAGCGGTGGAAGGTCACGCTTCGCACGACGTATAAAGTCCTCGCCCAGCAAGGCGAGGTTCTCGATAGACGAATATTCTTTATATAGCAGACACTTCGAGCGGAAGAACGTCAGCTGCGCATTATAGTCGTCGATACGTCGCTGTAGCTTGGCCTCTTGCTCAGGGTATTTGGTTATGCGCTGCTTGAGACGCCATATTTTGTTGATGATGCCCTCTATACATTCTACCAGCTCAGGGTCTTGTTTGTCTTTGTACGACAAGAACCAGGAACCCTTCTTGGTGATGGGCATATCTGATGTCACCGTCATGCCATGGTGCAGAGGAAAATGTTTGAAGTACATCTCGTTGCCACGGTTGGCTTGGAACGTTTCATCTTTGAGCTGTTCAAAATCGATGAATTTCGCCTCGTCGATGATGAGATAGTCGAGCGACATTGAGTTCGACGTGCCCGAGCGGTCTTGCGATATAATGTTGAGTACCGACCCGTTATAGAAGCTAACGGTGTTCTCCCAGTTAGCAGGCGTGAAGATAGGTGAGCGCCAGTGTAGGCGCTTCTGGGGACGCTTACCCACCATATAGTGTAGGTCGCGCTTGAAGCCCCAGCGCTCGAGGTGTATGAGCATTGAAGGCAATATGTTTGTGAGGCATCGCTTCACCGATGGCGCCACGAAGCCCCCCATGCTGCCAGGCATGCCTTGAAAGCACGACTGTAGGCGTCGTGCCTGGATAGCACCCTTGCCTACGCCACGCCCCGCCACGATGACCTCGTCACGCGTATTCATGGCCAGCGCATAGTATTGCGCATCATTGAAATATTGCAGTAACGGCTCAGCGCTCTGCCCCTGTTGCTCACTCATCATCAGTTGCGTTATCCTCTTCTTTTATCTCTTCATAGTCAGCCTCCTGTGGCAGATTATTAGAGTATCGCTTATAGAGCGCTCTAATTTTGCCACGCAAGTTAGGTATGCGTTCGATGCCCAGTACCGTCGGATCATCCGTCGGCTCGAAGTTCTGCGGTACAATCTTGTCGAATTCCAGTTCTGGCTCATCATCTTTGTCAGTGCGGTTGTTCAGCACCATCACCTTATGTAGTTGTGCCAGCGCTCGGAAGTCGCCCGCTCGTCGAGCTGCCGCCATGTCGGTTTCGAGCGACTTATTAATTTTCCAGCGCATAAAGTCTTTCGACGTTTGCTGCAGATTGCCCAGCAGCACCTTCACCAGCGCCAGGTCGTCGTATGCTTGCGAGCGCGACACCTTAAACATATTCATTGTGTAAAGCACAATGTCATTGTCTTGCTTCGAGGGAAATTGTAGCCAGTAGGCATACATGCCCCGTATGCGGTGTAAGCGCACGAGTAACGACTCAGCCACGCGCATCTCGCGCAGTTCGTCGTCGTCAAGCGCAACATAGCGCGAGTAAAGGTCGAGGTTAACAGGAAGAGACATTTATACCTATATATATTAATAATGTTATGCTTTGATCGTCATGTGTGCCTGTTGCAGCAACCGTTGACACTCTTGTACCGAGTAGGGCGACCCCGCCAATGCTGTGTCGTGTAGCGTGCGGCGCAGTTCGAGTGTTGTTGCCGCAATGCCACGCATATAGGCCACCCTTGCAGGATGCCCCATGGTAGCGATATCATCGCACATTGTCTGCTCGTCAATACCCATGAGGGCAGAGATCATCGATGGTGTCATCATCTCTTGCGCATAGCGCTCTATCTCTGTCAGCGAGTCGAGTGAATAGTCCATTAAGTTCTATTGATTTATCTACGATGTCGCGCAGCCCATCCATGAGCTGCACGTATGCCACCTCATCCGTCGTTATCATTGTACACTCTGCGCGGTCGCCATACGTCTGATTCTGTGAGGATATCACCGCCACACAGTAGTTGATATTACGCACCAGCACAATCTTCGAGTGGTTCTGCGCCAGGAACACATGGTCGAAGCACCCTTGCATCAGCCGGTATAGTTGCACTGTCTTGCGTGCTGCCTTCAGGTCGGCCACCAGCGTTGCTTTGCTCACCATGTTACGATGCCTAAGGCGCAGAAAGCCACTGAGGAAGGCATCAGACGTGGAGAATGTCGACACATAGATGTCAGCTCTCCCCGTCTGCTTCAATATCCAGTCGAGCAGACCGAGCGTATGCAGCCCTGTGCCCAGGTGGTATTGCGTGGATGCCTCTGCCAGCGGCCTAAATGGAAATGCCCGCCTCATTCAGCAATGCTTTAAGGTCGTCGCCCATTGGAGCCCCGTTATCAGCGAGCAACGTCACGCGCTCCTGCACCTTGATGCGTAGCGCGTCATATTTCTCGCGTTCATCGATGGCGTCATCTGATGCTATCGAAGCCTTGCGCAGCTCTGCCAGCTTGCCCACATTTTTCGTAATGTAAGAGCGTGCCGACGAGATTGCCTTGGCCATGTCGACGGCCGAAGGTTGTGTGTCGTCAGTGTCGCCCTCACCCTCGATCGGTGCCACATAGTTGTCGTACTGCTCGAGCGCACTCTTGTAGTCGTACCACAGCTCCTTCAGTTGCTTCAGATACTCGTATCTGTCGCACGGCTGCTCTATTGTTAACAGCGTGTTATAGAGCTTCTTGATGTTGAGCCATCGTTTGCGGTTGTCGTCCCAGATATTGCGTACCGTCTCAGGCAGCTCGTTATGGTCAGGACGTTGGCCCAAAGCAGTAGCTTGTTCGTTGTCGTCATTAGCATGTTCGCCCTCTACGACCTGTGGCTCTTGCTCGATGGCCACCTTCACCTCAGGCACTAGCTCACGGTCAAGCTCTTTCACCGCTTGCATGGTCATCTTGTCGAGACGCATGGGCAAGAACTTTTTAAGCTCGTATCTTATCTTGTCTTCGAAGCGCTCAGGGCGTGTGATGATGGTGTTATACATTGCGCGGTTGCGCGTCAGCTTCAGTACCATGGTAGCGCCCACCTCGAGGCTCTCTCTGTCGTGTTTATCTTTAGCCAGCCATGCTTGCATGTCGGCAGTAAGTTTCTCGTCAATCATAGATGATAGTAAAAAAGAGGGGCAACCCATACGATCGCTATCGCTGGTGCCGCCCCGAAATAACAAATTATTTTATGAATTTTGACTGTGCTCTTTTAGGCGGCTACGATGGCCTGGCCAGTCTCGCCGCTGAAGTCACCGTCCTCAGTCTCGATCTTTCCAGGATAGAAGGGAGCGGGGAATTCGTCATCCGCAACAGCCTGAATGGTCGTTGAGTTGGTGTCGGTGGCAGCCTTGCCCGTGTCTTGCGAGAGTGTCAGTTCTGGGGTGAAGGCCTCAGAACCCACCATGCGCGCCTTGCCGTTACGCTGAATAAAGAGATATACCATCTCATCGTTATTCGCCTCGGCAATGTAGCCAGTTATCTCCTCCTCTGTGCCAGGTGCCACGGCAGTACCTGTCACCTTGAACGTTTTAGAACCGTAGGTACCTTGGCTCTCGACCTGCAGCTGCGAGTTGTTAGGGATAAGCGCCACCTTGTGCCATTTCTTATCGCTGGCGAGCACGAAGTCGCCAGCATACTTAGCCACCGAAGCGAGGTCTTTGGCCGCCTCTATACCTATTGTAGGCCACTTGGTGATATCTCGCTTAGAGATACCATACACCCAACCGCGCACACCAGGCAGCGATTTCGTGCCAGGGCAGAAGTTAACGTCGCTATATATTGTAGAAGCATCTTTACACTTAGTCATAACTTTTTATATTTAATGGTTAAAAGTGAGCCGATGGCCGAGCCGTAGTCCAGCCATCGGTGTATATAGAGTTATATGCCTGTTGGTCTACTCAGCCTTTTTGCGCCAGTAGCGCAGCACCTCAGGTGAAACGCTCTCGAACTGCGTACCGAAGAAGTAGTTCATGATGAAGTCGACATCGTAGTGGTTGTTCAGCGACTTTTCGACGAGGAATGTCTCATCATCAGTTTTCTGGTTGAACAGCAGGAAGATGTTGTTCTTCGGTGTGAGCAGCAAGAAGTCCTTAGGCACGCATGGCAGATGCACGAGCTCAACATTGCTGGCACCATCCAGCGATGTCTTATCGTATGCCTGGTTGTAAGGCAGTGAACCATGGTTAGTGCGATACGACTCGGTATAGTAGTGATAGGTCTGGTCGCTCATAAAGAGCTTCAGCTGCTGTGAGCGCAGTTTAGCACCAGCAGCGGCTTCGCCAGCCTCTGACCAATAGAAGTCGTTGATAACATCCTCAGCGTTCTCCTTAGAGATCGACTCTGTGCTCTCAACGAGGTTGCCCATGTCAGTAGAGATGAGCGCTTTCTGCAGTTCGTTGGTGCCAGCTGCATCAGCATCAAGAATTGTCTTGAAGCCGTTGAACCACTTAGCGGTAGAAGAAGTATCGCTCGCATCATGCTTCGCTGTGAATGAATTCATCAGCATGCCTTCGGCTGCTTTCTTCACCAAGTAGGCGCACACCTGGTTAACGATGGGCACGTTTTTCAGACCGTCGCCTTTGGTGACGTTGCTGCCCCAGATGCTCTGATAGATGGCGTTGGGGTCGATGCCCTTCACCAGGTTACCGAAGAACGTTTCGAAGACACGAGGGTCAACGTTCATCGCTGCGTCTTCAAATTTAGTCTTAGAGTAGTTGCCCAGCTCTGCGCTACCCGACATTTGGCTTACCGTCTCGCGGTAGCGTATGCCTGTGCGAACATTACAGTGTTTAGCCAGAACCTCCATAGCGAGGAACGGCATTATGATGAAGTCCTTACGGTACGTCTGAAACGTCTTTGAGAGTTCAGCCGCACCGTATGTTATATTACCTACTTTAATTGCTCCCATGTTAGATATCTTTTACGAGGTTGAACACATCCTGTGCAGAGAACACCTCTTTGGTGTTGACAGGGTTATCATTTGTTTTGTCGCCAGCAGAAGCCTTAAGGTTGGCTATCTGTGCATCTTTCTCTTTGGCAGCCTCTTTGGCAGCCTCGAGCTCTTTTTTAGCGTCTTCGAGGGCTTTTTTCGCCTCATTGACCGCCTTCTCGTTGGTCTTTTTCTCCTCTTCGCAAGCCTTCAGACGTTCGTCAATAGTTTTCATCTGCTCTTGTGTGAGCGTGATGTTACCCTCGCTGTTCGTCTGGAAGCCATCAGAGGCGTTAAGCAGCGCCCCTACGCTGTTGAAAATTTTGATCATGTCACTATTGTTATTAGTTGCGTGCTGGTTACGGAAGAGGTTCTTGAGCCCTTCACACGTCTTCTGGAGGAAGCTCTGAGTTGGATAGCCGTTACCATCAACAACACCTGAGGCTTGTTGAGCCACTACATCCGACGCCTGTAGTTGCGGTAACGGCGGTATACCTGCATCCTTAAATTGTTCGATATTATATATGTTGGTAAACTTATTGGTGAAATCGTTGGCAGCCTTTTCGGCTGCTTCATCTTCTCTAATCTCGTCAACGAGGCCAAAGTCGAGGGCCTGCTGCGCTGTCAGCCAGTTGCCTTTCTTCATTTGTGCCAGGCACTCGTCTTTTGTTTTGCCGCATTTGTCAGCATACATTTGTGCCAGCACATCGTCGAAGGTTTTAAGTTCTTCGCGTGAAGCCTTTAGTTTAGCGATGTATGCGTCAAGCTGCTCTTTGTTGCTCTGCTCATACTTATCGATGAGCATGCTCACGTTGTGTATGAGGAAGAAAGAGCCCTTGACAATGTCGATGTGTTTACATCCGAGCATAGCAATGGTGCTGATGCTCGCGTTCATGCCAAACGCATGAGCGATGACGTTGCCATGGTCGCGAAATGCCTGGTGTATTTCGAGGCCATCTTTAACATAGCCCCCGAGGCTGCAGAAGCCTACGTGCACCTCTTTGCCTTTATTGTTGTTAAGCACCCAGCGTACGTAGTCGGCGGAGCATCCCTCCCACCAGCTGCCGATAGTGCCTGATATGACGATGTTATACTGCATATTATTAACCTTTTAGCACAAAGTTAGCCCAGCGCCAGCCCCCAATAAAATACTGCTATACCTTTATATATAAGGGTAGACCCTTAGATACATAGGTCACGACCACCTCATTTAGCTGGTTGTCTTTTACCTCTGATGGGCAATTTTCGGTCACTGCTATATTCGTATATGGCCTTGTGTTACTACCCAGAAGATACTGGCGCCCGTCTGTCAACGTCACGCGGAATACCAGGCGACGTCGCACGGGTAGCTCGTCAGGTGTCACCATCTTTAACGTTGTGGTGATGACCTCGTTGCGCCCATCAACCTTAGTAGCCGATACCATTGATGGGTGCGGCTTCACATCAATGGGCACCCACGAGACATTAGCTGGCACTCTTGCAGCGCGTAGACTCAATCGCACTAAATCGACGAGTGAAACGACGAATGTGTAGTCGACCTTCTTAACGATATGTATTAGTTTCATGTACTTGTATATTAGTGTATTATCTCACTCGCATCGAACGTTGCCGAACAGAAAGCGGCATCTTATCCGCCATATTTAAAGGTTTTTTAACCTAATATTTTTTATCATGTATGCGGCCGACGCGCCTTAGGTCAATGCCGTGTTTCAGATATGCGTTGCGCATACGCTGGAAGCGCATCTTCAGCGTGTAGTCATAGTCAACATCTATACCGTTAGCCTCACACCAAGCCCTCACAGCCGACAAGAGCGAGCATCTGCACAGGTCGATGTCGGCCAGGTCACGCCACAGTTGTAAGCGGAAGGTATCTTCTATGCACTCGGCTACTGCTTTCTTCGCATGAATAGAAAGGTAGTTGTACGTGATGACAGGCTTTTGCTTGCTGTCAGGTATGCACACCGCTACCTCACCTTCGGCCCTCATTTGCGGTAGCGCCTTAGGTTGGCGTGTCAAGAAATGACGTATGCACGCATTTTCAGCACCTTGCGCTGGAAAGGTGGCAGGGGAGCCGAAGTGGTATCTCACCCACTGTGCGATGAAGGGCTTAAGGTTCAGGTAGACGACGAATTTTGACACTTTATATTATAATTTAGTTACTCCGACAAAAGTAGGGAAAATATACCAATATTCCGACTTAAAAACGGTTGTTTTAACCCTTTTTTGCCTTTTCTCTCTGTTTTCCTCTGTTTTTATCTTCTTTTCTTCTTGTCTGATATAATTTTGTTAGAAATTTTTGTGATGTGTGACATTTGGGATGTA